GATGCTGTTAAGGTAATAAATGCTATGAGTAAGCTTTATATGACTGTTTCAGTTAGTTAAAGAAAGGAGTGTGATAAATAGATGTCTAAAAACGCACCTATGAACGTTAAAGATACAATAAGTGCATCTTTAGCAGAATGTTTTGTAACAATAGAGGGTAAAAGATATAATTTTATGCAAGCTATTAATTTAGAAGCTAAGATGGAAAAAACAAAAAGTGAAGTACCAATTCTAGGAAAAACTACAAAGGGTAATAAAACAACAGGTAGTAAAATTACAGGTAGCGCAACATTTCATTTCAATACTTCTATATTTAGAGAGCTTCTCTATAGGTATAAAGAAACTGGAGAAGACATTTACTTTGATATACAAGTTACTAATGAAGACCCAACAAGTTCAGTAGGGAGACAGACAGTAATTTTAAAAGACTGTAATATGGATTCAGGCATAATTACTAAGTTTGATGCTGATGGAGAATATTTAGAAGAAGATATGGACTTTACATGCGAGGATTGGGAATTAGTTGAGAAGTTTAAAACATTAATAGGGATGGAATAAAATACACATTTATAAATTATAGATGTGTATTTTATATTTATATAAATAAGGAGATGGTTAAAATTAAAGATAAATACAAAATGAAAGACTCAGTTTCATTTGACTATAGTAATAAAAGAAAGATAGAAGAATGTGTAGGGGAGATGTATAGAAAAGCAGGATTATTTTTAGTAGATATTGCTGATAAACTGGCACTTGACACAATTGAAGGTTCATCATTAAAACCAATTACAATAACAATCAAATTAGATGAAAATGGTATTACAACAATAGAAAAACAAACAAAATATTTAGTTATGGAGGTAGAATAATATGGGAGATTTAAACGCTTTTTTAAGTCAAAATGCAATAAAAGTAGAGAATAGAAAGTATGTAGCAAGTAATAGATTTATAAATGAAGAAGGGAAAGCGATAGAATGGGAAATAAGAGCATTATCTTCAGAAGAAGATGCTGCAATAAGAAAAAACTGTCCAAAGAGAGAGCCAATTTTAAATAAAAAAGGTAAACATACAGGACAATACAATACTGTAACTGACTACAATAAATATTACGAAGAACTAAGTATAGCTTGCACAGTTTTTCCTGATTTGAATGACTCAATGTTACAAGATAGTTATAGAGTCATGGGGGCTAATCAGCTACTTAAAGCAATGTTAACTCCTGGTGAATATACAGAATATGTCCAAGAGGTTTTGGATATAAATGGATTTGATAATTCATTTGAGGATAAGGTAGAAGAAGCAAAAAACTAATTTATGAAGGTGATTATGATTCTAATATAGCTCATTATTGCCTTCATAAGTTTAAATGGAAACCGCATGAATATATGGATTTACCAGTTGATGAAAAAGCATTTGTTGCTGCTTCTATAGATATCAAAGTAGAAGAAGAAAAAGAAGAAGCTAAAAAAGCTGACAAAGATGCAAAGAGAGGTAGAAGAAGATAATCTCTGATGTAAAAATTTTACTAATATAGTATAATATTGTTAAAGAATATAATTTAGGGGGATATTATATTATGTGGAATAAGTTTAAAACTTTGAGCAAAGGCAAGAAAATATTCTTTGGAGTACTGGCTTTTATTTTATTTCCAATTACAATAGCCGCTTTTTTAGGAGAGGTAAGTATAAAATTGTTAATAGGAGGATTTAAAAATAAGAAGATACTAAAGATTGTAGGAGGGTTATTTGCAATATATTTTTTTATGGTTGTTATAATAGCAGATATAAAGATATATAGTAGTTTATTTAAAGGGGAACTTCAAAATGCTGAACCAGTAGCTAATGAAAATAATGAAGAACATATTAAAAAAGCAAAAACAGAGAAAACAGATGTTATTAAAATGTCTAAAGATGAACAAAAAATTTCTGAGGTTATAAACACAGAACCAGAGAAAATTAAAAATATAGCTAATATACTGAAAGAATGTGGAATAGAAGATTTTGAGAGTATAAAGCATGATGATGGATTGGATAATGCACATTTTAATGGAGAAAAAGGATATAGAATTGAATTTGGTGGTTCTAAAAATATAATATTATATATGAACAAAGATAATTCTGTTTACAATGTCAGATGGGCTGACAATGACTTTTATAAAAATAATAAAGTAGTTTCTAAAGTTAGTGATTATACTCTTACAATTGATGAAAAAACAGAATTACAATTACAATGTCAAAATGGTGTTAGTGCAATTCTAAAGTCGCCAAGTACAGCTAAATTTCCAAATATAGCAGAATGGGTATTTTCTAAAGATAAAGAAAAAATAGTAGTTCAGTCTTATGTAGACTCTCAAAATTCGCTAGGAGCAATACTTAGAAGTGATTTTCAAATAACTTTTACAAGTGATGGAAAAAATGTAAAGTCTTTCATATTTGATGGAGAAGAAATGATAAAATAGTTAATTTAAGGAGTAATCAACTTGATTACTCCTTTCTTGTGTCTAAAATAACAAGGAGGGAGGTTAAAATATGGCTACAATACAAACATCAATCCGCATATTCGATGGAATGACACCTGCATTTCGTCATATGACAACTGCTATGAATATAGTATTAAGTTCATTTGAGCAATTACAAAGAACTTCTAGTAATGCAGTAGATGCTAATAGTATTAGAACAGCTAGAGAAGAATTAGCAAGAGCAGAAGCTGGATTCGATAGACTAGAACAGCAAATAAGAGAATCAGATAATCAACAACGAAGACTTAATGAAGATATAAATAAAGGGGCAAGTTCTACAGATAGATTATTAGGAAGTGCTAAAAAACTTGTTGGAGTGTACATGAGCTTAAGGACTTTGGGGAATGTTGTTAATTTATCTGACCAAATGACTAGTACGAATGCTAGATTGAACATGATAAATGATGGACAACAATCAGATAATGGACTTAATAAAATGATATTCCAATCAGCTGAAAGGTCAAGAGCATCTTATCTGGATACAGCAAAAATAGTAAGTAGAGTAGGCATGAATGCAGGTAGTGCCTTTAGTAGCACTAGAGAAATAGTAGGTTTTGCAGAGCAATTAAACAAAAAATTTGTAATAGCAGGTGCAAGTACCGAAGAAATGAACTCGGCACTTTTACAGTTGACTCAAGGTTTAGGAAGTGGCGTGTTAAGAGGCGAGGAACTAAATGCTGTATTTGAGTCAGCACCTAATATTATCCGCTCGATTGCCGACTATCTTGATGTTGACATAGGAAAAATAAGAGGAATGGCATCAGAGGGAATGTTAACAGCAGATATTGTAAAAAACTCATTACTTGCAGCAACAGAGCAGACCAATGCAGAGTTTGAAAAAATGCCTTACACATTTTCTCAAATTTGGACTTCAATTAAAAATAATGCAGTCATGATTTTTGGTGTTATACAGAAAAAAATAGAACAATCTATGTCTAACAAGGGATTTCGAACCTTTATAGACAATTTTATAAATGGATTATATATTCTAGGGAATGTGTTTTTTAACATTTTTAATGGAATTATAAGTATATTAGGAAGTCCATTTTTTCAAGCTTTTACAAACACTATTATTGTATGTGTTAGCTTGATAGCACAAGCGTTAGGTTGGGTGATAACACAAGCGTTGAATATTGCTAATGTATTTGCACAAAATTGGAGTATTATTGCGCCTGCTGTTTATGGAGTTGTCGCAGCTATTGCAATTTATTCTTTAGCTTTAGCAGGAATGTGGGCGTGGGAAAAATTAGTTGCAGCTTCTAAATTTGTTGTGATGTTTGCTCAAATGCTTTTAAATACTCAAACAGTAGAAGGATATAAATCTTTAGTATTATATGCACTTGGGCAATGGGGTGTAAATGAAGCTATGTTAGCATGTCCAATTTTTTGGGTAGTTGCAGGGATAATAGCTTTAGTAGTAGCTTTATTTGTTGGAGTTGCAGTTTTTAACCATTTCGCAAATACAAGTATATCTGCGGTAGGCGTTGTTGCAGGAGCAATATCAGTTGCAGCAAGTTTTATAGGAAATATTTTTGTTGCAACAGGTAACATGCTTATAGATATAGTTGCTTTAATTTGGAATACATTTGCTACTTTTGCAGAATTTCTAGCAAATGTATTTAATGACCCATTAGGCTCTATTATAAGATTATTTTCTGGAATGGCAGATACTGTTTTAGGTATTTTGCAAAGCATAGCATCTGCAATAGATACAATATTTGGGTCAAATTTAGCAAGTGCAGTGAGCAGATGGTCAGATAAGTTACAAGGTTGGACAGATGAAGTGGCAGGAGAAGCTAAGATAAAAGTAGAAAGAATTGACCCATCTTCTTTACATTATGATAGGTTTAATTATGGTAAAGCGTGGGATGGAGGATACAAATTTGGTGAGAAATTAGAAAATAATATAAAAGATAAATTTGATATTAGTAAAATAGCAGAAGATGCAAAGAAAAAATTAGGTCTAGACGACCTTTGGGACAAAAAATATGGATTAGGAGATGGATTTGGTTCAGCGGGACTAAACTCTCCGCTTAACAATGCAGCAAAAGGAGCAAA